ATTTGTAAGGTCTATCCCGAATACCCATCTTTTACCGTTTACTGGAATATTTGCCATGATTTTATTTTTTATAAAGTTAATAAGAAATTAGATGTGAAAAAATTAAATTTCGACTGATATAAACACGTCCTGCCAACTTACCATACGGTGTTACATTATCGTTTGAAAGTTCTGTTGAAATTATTGAAATGCCTGGAGCTGTTAATACACTTTCAGGTGAAGGGTAAACAGCGGTTAATATTGCCCCCGCTGCCGTATTTAAAGACTTGCTGTTGTTATATTTTACCTCCCAGCTATTCACTGTAATTTGTATTTGTGCCGTTACATCCGTACTGTTTTTAGTACTGGCATCACTACTCGAAACATCACTGATAACCACATAAATTTTTGCCAGTTCATTATCCGGTTCCTCACCCTCATAAACAGGGTAACCAAGCGGTGAAATCGCATCGTAATAGGCTTTGATTAATGAATTGTTTATGTCCTTCACTCGAATACTTTTTTAATGTCATCAATCAATATCGGTGTATGTTTCTTTACCGCCGGGTATAAGAACGGTTGCGGACGGATTCCGTTCTGTAGGATATTCAATGCAATGGCATAAGCCGCCGATTGCATTGCATCCAAAGAACTTTTACTTTCAGATATATTACCGCTTTTCGTTTGTAACCCGCCAATTCCTTTTTGCCTTACCCATTGCATTATGTCCTGAATAAACTGATCAAACGTGCCTTTCCCCTCCCTGTTCCCCCTGAATGTTGCAGCATATGTTTGCCAGTCCTGTGGTAATGTGGCAACATATTTAGCAGCAAATTTCCGGGTACCAAATTCTATGTATGCTGCATAATTCGCTGTAACAACAATCTTTGCCTGATTATTTATAACTGTGCCTCTTATACTATTCCACAATCCACCTTCATTATTTGGAGCATCCCTCTTAGCATCTGTAACAACATTCGACTGGAATTTATCCAGCGCCTTATTCGTTTCGGCCTCTGCCTGCTTAATGGTTTTATTTATTGAAATCATTAAGCCGTCCAGTCCTTTTAAATCAATAGCTATAGCCATACTAACTGCTTTGATCTGTTGTTATAAATTCATCAACCTTACTGCACCTTAAAATTTCATAGCCTTTGTAACCCTCACTGTCAATTTCAATGCTTTCAATCTTTAGCCGGTAATTTTCATACTCAATCTCATAATTACTTTTAGTTGGCCGGGATGTTTCAAAACGCATGATTATTTTATAGTCATATTGCCAGGTCTGTTGCTGATTCTGAAAACTATTACTGCCCGATCTGTTTTCAACCTGAGCCCATTTTTCCCAGCTATCCAGTACTGAAGCCTCCGGGCCTCCCTGATCGTTTATTGTAACACCCGGAACAATAACAGTAACACGTCTATTTAGTTGCTTTACCATACCCGTGAAACTTGTTTTAGTAAATCCAGGTAAACAGGCGGGTGAGCGTTTTCTCTCACTTTCCTTTCATCATACCTGTAAAATATACATTCCAACAGGGCTAACTTCAGGTTCTGTGGTAACACCTCATATCCTGTGTTATAATAAACGGTCATTCTTTCCAGCCGGGGAGAAATTATCTGTTTAAATGCAGTGCCTGATATTGTGTAATTATCAGCTTCGATCTCGTTACCGTCTGCATCTTCAATTAAAGATATTGCACCATTTGGGCCAAGTGGTAAATAAGCGCCACCATTGCCATTATTTTGAATCAGTACCACATCCCGGTTAATAAAACCGATATTAGAAAGTTCTTCACATTCTATCCTGCATGCCGACATAAGTAATTCCAGGAAAAGATCATCTTCGCTCACATCTATCTTACAGAAATTCTTTACCTCATCGAGCGTTACCGGTTCCCCCGGCCCGTCACCCGATGGCTCAACATCTACCAGGTCAAGCACCTGGTTGTATGATAGACCGGGAGTGCATTCTGTTTGATAATAGTAGTTACTCATCTTTTTTCTTTGGTTTTGTGGTTTTTGTTTTTACAACAGTAACAGGCTGTATAGCTACTCCCATCCTTATCAGATAATTACCCCTTTCATCTGTTACTGAAACAATACCTAAAGGGTATGCTGAATGTGGTTTTATTATTTCAATATCCATTGACTTAAAATTTAAAAAGCCTGCCTGAATAACAGACAGGCTTTTATTATCATTAACTAACTGCAATTAAGAAGCATCAGGTACAGTACCTAATATCCTGTAAGTTGCACCATAAACAGGCAAAGCAATAACTTCCTCAATCCTGATCATTACCTGGTTTGTTGCGGCCAATGAAGCATGCTGATTAAAGAATTCCATCCTTATGCCTTCCTGTACAAGCAGGTCAACACCCATGGCGGATTCAATAAAGTAATCACCAACATTTAAAGCGGTTGTTTTGTAAACCGGAACACCGCTGATGTAAAGCTGGTTACCAACAAATACCACGTTTTTAGGTAAATCAAATTCACCTGATCCGTTGGCTTTAGCCTTAAATATTTCCAGTAACGGAGCAGGGCGCATGAAAATTGCAACTGCAAGACGCTTGTATGTATCTTCCAGCAATGCCATATCGTCAATAATGGCTTCACACAATGTGGATGCTGTTGATGTGCTTGCAGTGTAATTCCCTGTATTCAAAATACCGTCCAGGTTTGGTGTACTACCATCACCGTAAAGGATCTGAGCATCTTCAACATCCAGTAATTTTTCAGGAACCCTCATATTGAGGAAGTTCATAAAATTAGGGATGTTGTTTAATGCTTTTTTACTGGCAATCATAATACCTGCGACTGTTTCAAACTTTACGCTTGATTCAATCAGGTCAACATCAAATGAGGGCTTTAAACCAGTTGCAGGGTTTGTAGCTGCTGCTGCCTGCTTTTCAGATGTAGGGGCCGGCGCACCTTCACCAACCCCGTTTTCTTTCATGAAATAATAATCAGTACCAGGCCCGGCGGGGTAGGTAGGAATAAAATTCCTGATATGGTTTATTTGATTCGGGTTCGTGATAATGCCTGGTTTGTAAATTGCACCCCAAACAGATCCGCCGGTAACATTAGCTGTTGACACATCGGCAACTGCTTTTTGCTCCGGCAAATTACCCCCCTTCAGTTCGATCTGTAATTTTGTTGTTTCACCTTTGATGAACTTTGCAACATCATCGCCTTTCTCTTCCAGCATTTCTTTAACATGCTCACCAAAAGATTTAATTTCAGGCGGCTTTACAACCTGTGTGCGGTCTTTACCAACCCTCGTCTGCAACTGATCAAAGGCTTTGATCGTAACATTCAGGTCAGCACGTAATGCCTTAATCTCGTCATCTTTGGCTGTTTTGGCAGCTTCCAATGCTGTGTTAATAGCGTCCATTTTTTCCTCAAAGTTTTTCACTTCATCTGCACCTTTCAGTTCAAATAAAGCCTTTTGAAGTTCAAAGGATTTTTTAACATCCTCCGGACCTTTTATTTCAAAGGCTTCATAAGCATCTTCGGCGGCTTTGATTTCTTTAACACGCTGTTCCTTTGCCTCTTTTAACGACTTTGTTTCAGCATCTGTTTTGTATGCCTTACCAACGTAATGAGGTACGTTGAACCGACGGCTATTGAATGATAAATATGTTTTTTTCATCGTAGTAATGTTTTTAAAAAATGAGTTAATTTTTATTAAACCATTCGCTCCATACACTGGCACCCGGCTCTTTTAGAGTGAATGCGGTATTGTATTCCTGAATGAATTGTTTTGCACTTTCGACCTCCTGGATAATTGACTTTATGCAATCATCTGAAGCTGTTGTATTTCTACAGAACTTTTCCATTTTGTTCACATAATCTTTCATCTCTTTAAGTTCACCTGAATTGTAACGTAACTGGCTTCGTACATCTCCCATCATATCTGCCCTTCGACTTATCGCATAACCAACCCATGTGTACAAATCGCTTTTAGGGTCAAGGTTAGCAGAAATATTAACTAAATCCTGCAGTGTTGACTGGTCTTGTGAAGATATTTTCTTTAAAATATTTTGTTCTGCCATTGACAGTTCCTTTATTTCCTTAAGGTTACCAAACGCCTTATTAACCTGCATTACACCGGCCTTAATATTTGCCGGCATCTTTGTAAGGACAGAAGTCTCATAATGCTTAACCTCTTTTAGCTCCCTGATCTTTTGGCCTTTAACGGTAATGATATTGCTTTTTACAGTGGCATAACCGAATGATGCTTTTTTAATTACACCCTCATCCATCATTGTCAAAACATCATTACCTAAAGTATGAGTTCCCAGCCAGGCCTTAGTATAAGCAAACTTATCATCTTCGTAAACATCAACTACTTTACCAGGGGCCTGTTCATCATTATGGTTTAAGTAAAATGAAATATTGGCTTTATCCTCATTCCAGGATTTGTTAAACATTTCTTTTCGGCTGATATCCTTTGTAAAATCAATATTATCATAAGCGGCGTGAGCAATGATGGCGGTACGTTTGGTTTTATCCAAATCCTTAAGCTCAAATGATATAGATTTTCTTTCCACGGTATAAAAATAAATTTGTTTTGTTACTATGTATCTAATATATTTGTATTAAATTGTGTTATGGCTACAAAATACAAGGGGAAAAATATCCGGGTATCGGATGAGCACCATCAAAAACTTGTTGATAATCTCCCAAAAAAAACAAACTATGGCGGCTGGGTTGAAGAGGCTATTGATGAAAAACTGGAACGGGAAAAAACTTTATTACCTAACTGGCCAATTAAAAAAGAAACGAAATGATTCCGGTAACATTTAATCAACCAAACCACAGGGTAAAAATATGGACAGATGTTGGCGAATATCTTGATAAAAAATATTCTGTTTGTTTCTTTACTTATGGGTGTGAGATACATTACGGTAATGGAATAAAGCAACCTTATCGCAAAGAATTTATACTGTTAAAATGGTTCAATAACTAATCCTCAATAACCTCAAACGCCACTGTACACCTGCAGTTTACAACTTCTTTAGCTGGCACTTCCAAACCATTGGGCTGCTTTCTTACGCCCGGCTGCATCATCATTGTACCGTTAACATTAAACGGCTGATCAATGTGAACTTTCGCATCATCAACAATCCTGTGGGAGTGACGGGTTTTACGATCATAAACAGAAAGCCAAATCTTATTTTTATCAATGCCCGATTCTTTGGCCTGGATAACTGCAGCACCATTGGCAGCGGTCACCGTTTCAGTACGTGCAATACGTCTGGCACGCATAGCGCCTAATTCGCTGTTCGCCTCCAATGCCCGCACCTGTTCATTGATACTGGCACCGGATAAAGCGGCATCGCTCAATATTCTAACAATCACTTCACGGGTATATGCAGTTATACCCTCCGCATCATTAAGCAGATCAATACCGTAATATTGCCGCATCAGGTCAACAATACGCTGACTGAATCCCATCGGCATCCGGGCTTTTGTTTGCTTTGCTATTGATATACGGGAATAGTTTGCCCACAACGGGCCAACGGTTGTGTAAAGATCAACAAGTGCTTCGTAAATGGGTGTGCTGGTAATATATCCAAGTGAAACGAATTGCCGGATCTGTGTTTTTAAAGCTGCCTTAAATTTTACTGTGTAAATTCTTTCATACCGCTTTTGAAAACGATCCCACTTGTAATGATATAGTTTTTTTTCGGCGGCGGTCATAAGCAAATATACAACGGGACCGCCAATTAAAATACACCTCATTCTCATATTCCTTACCCATGGCAACAAGGCAATGAAAAAGCCTATAATTAGTCGTTATGCTAAACAGGCACACAATGCCATCACAATGTATTTAAGAAAAACCTTTGCCACACTGTAGTACGTATGAATAACATTGGAATATAAATTTTGAAATATGGATAAGGAAACAATGGGTAATATGCTTAAAGGTATGGGAGCGCCCCCTTTGCCAACAGGTTCTAAAATTGAACCAAATGAAAAGTTAGAATTTTTTATTCCAAAGAAAACATGGGTTGAAAAACACCCTGTAAAATACGGGCTATTAATGTCAGCCGCAGGGGCATTAATTACAGTAGTACTCGAAAGATTGTTATGATTATAGTTCCTGAAAAATACCCGACAAAAAACTTTTGTGTCCAGTTAAGATTAGTAAAATACAGTTTCGCTTTTGCAAAGCGATGCTCCGCAGATTTTTTCTTAAATACATTCACAAAACCAACGCTACGCAATACACGCAGCAAACCTGTGTAACATAACGCAATTACATTATAGGCTTTTTTCATTTTATATAGTTTTTATGTTGCCATGATACGATTTTTCATTAAATTGCCACATGAAAAATCGTTATTCTTAGCTAAGATAGTGCTTTTTTTTCATACTTTTATCTCGATTGTCAACCCATGATTAGGCGGGTTTAATTTATCAGCAATCTTTTCTTTAACCTTCCTTACAAGTTCCCGGTGTGCCGCCTGTTTTGTTTGGCATGTTGGCCGTGGTAAGAATTGCAGTAACATAAATTCAACACGCCCGGTAATCTTATTGGCTATTTCATCGGGGGTCATTCTATCGGAGGCAATGGTTCAAAATCATCTATAGGCTGGTAACCGGATTTAATCAATGGAAGATCCATTTTATCATCATCGAACCTGTCATAACCCATGGCCTCAAGCACATCATTCGGTATCATTACCGGGGCCGCTGCTAAGGCATCAACTTTCTCTTTTAATGACGATTGTAATTCGTGTACATCGCTGTAATCTGTTTTCAACCGGCGGTAACCAACCCCGAAATCAGTAACCAGTTCATTGTTAAAAGCATCATCTACCATGGTAGTATAAGGCATAACGGCATTGGTGTACATCTGCCT